CTTCTCCGTCGCCTTCGTCTTCTCCGTCCGAATTGTCGCCTTCGCTGCCGTCCTCGCCGTCAGGGTCGCCATCAGCGTCGCCATCAGCGTCGCCGTCCTCGTCGGAGTCGCCAGCGCCGCCCTCGCGCTTGCAAGACGAAGTGGAATCACCCGCCTCGCCCTCGTCGCAATCGCCAAAGCCGTCGTTGTTCTCCTCAGACTCAGACATGAGATCCTTGAGCTTGCGCCAGACCGCCGTAGCCGCCTCGCACACTTCCTCGGAACTCTCAGCGACCATGCCGACCGCCATTTCGTCCGCGATGTAGTCGAGCAAGGCGACAATCTCAGGGTGAACATCAGCGATATCAACGTGTCCGGTCGTCACGCGAAGCATCGACTGGATCAGCGCACCAAAGTAGCCAACCGGGCTCGGTGCGCCTTCGGGCTGGTAGTGCGGGTCGCACACCAACGCGCCGCCAGTCTCGCGGATCACGAGATCGGTGCACGCCTTCAGGTGGCGCACCGAGCCGGGGTTGGCCTCGCACCACTTCCGCTCGACCATGAAGTCCTCAAACACGTTTGAGAGCTTCATGCAACGGCGTGCGGCGTTCGTGTCGAACTCGGCTTCCCACTCGGCGGCGAACCGCTTGTAGGTGTCGCCGTCGCTGTATGCAACGTGCGAGCACTCGTGATCGAGCAGCCCACGCCACGCCCAGACATGCTCCTCAATCAGGTCGTCCCTGATCGCGTAACTCGGGACCGTCAGGGTCTTCGTTGCAAAGTTGTAGTGTGCGTCTGTCCCGTGCGACACCACCGTGATCGACGGGTCACGCACAAGCGCCTTCGCCGTCTTCTCGGAAGCCGTTTCCAGCCTCTCCATCGTCCACTGTAGGTTCATTCCGTGCATCGTCATGTTTACATTCATGGTCATGCGCCTCCTTGCGCTTCTTGCTCTAGTTCTCGTTGACGGCGCTTCAACTCCAGCTTTCGCCTTCGTCGCGCCGCGAAATCGTCGTCCGAATCACCGAACGCATCCTGATTGTCGTCTTCTTCCACAGCCGCCGCCAGCTTCTCGACCTTGCTCTTGAGCTTCCGAACGCCTGCACGCTCGTCATACTCCTGCATCGTCAAGTCACCTTTGTACTTCTGCTCCCAGCCCTTCGCTGGCTCCCACCCCTCGGGGTTCTGGGCAGCGCGTGTCACGCTGCCCAGCAACCGCCGAGCGTGTTTGATCGCAGCCTTCTCCATCGCAAACTCGCCGTTGCGGGCATCGAAGCCGACACCGACCAACTCTTCCAGAGTGGCGTCCGCGTTGAAGTCGCCGCACCTCTCCAGCATGGCAAGAAGCCAGTCATACTTGTCGTGATCCATCGCGCCCTTGAGCGCGAAGGTTGACCAGCATCCAGACTTCGTATTGTTGGCGACAATCAGCGCAAAGTCAGTCCCGTCCTTGTTGTGGTGCCAGACCTCTGCCGCTGTGATCAGCATCATGCACCCGCGTTGTCAATGACGAACACACGCCGGATCACCTCGATGATTGCATCGCGCTCCACTGACGACTTCTGGCGTCGGAGGAACGCGCCCAGCGCGGCGTTCAGAATGTGCGTGTCGTCCTCGGCTTCCGGCATTGGCTTGCCCTTCGCGTTGACGCGACCAGCAGCCACCCGGCGAGCCCAGTCCAGCAGCATCCGTGTGGAGAATCCACCGGACACCTCTCTCGATTGTCGTACCGAATCCGCGACCCGAATCAGACCTTCCAGCGTGTCGCCGTCGAGATCTGCGACCTTCGATGCCACGCAGGTCATTTCGGTGGCCTTGTCCATGTACGGCACCTCGATGAACGAGCCGAACCGATCCAGCAGCGCCTCGTTCATGTCGCTGTTCGTACCAGCGTAGGAGAAGCGATCCGCCTCCATCGAGCAGCCCAGCACGTTGTCCGTGGCGAACACCCGAAACGACGGGTGACGACGGACGTAGCGCGGGGGCTGCGCGTCTTCCAGCAGGACCGCACCAGTCGGCTCAAGCACTGGGAACAGCGAGAGAGCGACCGGGGGGGTCGCAGCACTGAACTCGTCCAGCACCAGCCAGCCGCCCTGCTCCATCGCCGCCGTGACGACGCCAGGAATGAAGACGGTTCGACCGGGCTCTGCGCCCACGCGACCCTTGAGGTGCCGCACAGACGTTCCCACGTTCAGATTGACGCGCCAGCACGGAATGTTCAGGCGAGCAGCAAGCTGGAGCACGAGGCTCGTCTTGCCAGAGCCCTTCGGCCCAGCGAGCAGACACGGAGCCCAGTCGTCCGCGTGATACGGCTTCGGATTGTCGTGCGGGAAAACGGCCCAGGCGACCTCTCGGACCAGTTCGGGCCGGAAGACGTAATTCGGGTCGATGGTAGGAACGCCGAACGGGATGATCTCGTCGCCCTCGTCGTCCTTGTGAATCGCCTTGAACAGGCGAACGTCGATGCCAGGAATGGCGAAGGGCTTCCATGTGACTCCAGCCTTGCTGGTTCGTCGGGTCTTTGTCTTTGCTGTCTTTGGCTTTGGAATTGCCATGATGTGCCTCCATGCACTAGCGGGGCGAACCCCGCAATTGTATCGGAAATCGAACCGGACCTCCCGGCTCAATTACTCAAAGAAAACGACAATTTAGCTAGGCGTCATTGTCGTCAAAGTTTGTGAACGCCCCCGACCCGAAACATTCATTTCTGAACATTCCGAATCGGGGGAATCCACGATTGTCGCCTCCTACAGGAACGGCACCTTTGCCGTAGATGCGGGGGGCTTGTCGTCGTCGCCGTTCTTCGCGGCAGCGTGCTGTGCGCGAATCTCGTCAACGAGCGCCCGGTTGCGCTCGTACAGGCTTTCGTAGGTGTAGCCGTTCTCGCGGAAGTAGTTGATCTGACGACGCTGGTAGTCGTTCATGTTCGGGTGAAGCCGAATGAACTCGTCCCAGCGCGTTCGGGCCTTGCCACCCTGACTCGCGTCCTCGGCGGCACGGTAGTTGCTGACCAACGACTCTGCCGTGAAGACCATCTTGCCAGGAAGCCACTCGTCACCGAGTCGCGTGTAAAGCTCGTCGGTGCGCTGCTGGGTCAGGTATCCGTTCTTGTCGAAATACTTGATCGCAGCGCGACCCCAGCGGGCGAGCAGACGACGCTGAGACTCAAAATTGAGCGGCAGCAGCCGATTGTCGTCCTCGTCGGTCGCGTTCCGAATCTTCCAGTTGATGTACCGCCTGTTCGCAAGCGGCATCGCAGCGCGAATCCGCTCCATCATGGCGTCAGCGTCGGGATGCTCCTCGCGCCACTGGTGGCGTGTCTGAGCCTTCTTCGACTGAGCCATGCACTTCCGCAGGTTCGTCAGAGCCGTCTCCGCGCACGCCTCGCCATCGACGGTCACGCCGTACTTCACGATGCAGGTGCTTCCGGTCCAGATCTCGTTGCCGTTCAGCCGATTGACCAGCGGGAACTCATAGCGGTTGTCGCGGTGTCCACACAGGCGACAATCGACGGAACGGTGCTCGCCGTCCCACCAGTCGGTGTGGTCGCTACGCCACCAGGGGAAGCCCCAGTCGCGCATACGGCTCGTGTCAACGTCCCACTCAGCGCAGGCGTCGGCGCAGAGATCGCCGTCCACGTTGGCGTAGACGCTTTCCATTTCGATTGTCGTCAGCTTGTGACGGTTCCAGGCGTGCTCGTCCCGCAGCTTCGTGATGATCTCAGCGAGATCGTCAGGGCAGCAGCGCGAATGCAGCAGAATGTTGAGGGTTACGCGGAACGCATGAGCGTCCGCAGGGGCGTTGTTGATTGCAAAGAATCGATCAGCATCCATGAGTTTGTGCCTCCAATGCACAGCCGCCCAGGCAGATTGTCGTCTGCCTGGGCGGGATGGTTGGTGCGGAGTCCGCGCAGAATTGCGCGATGCTCCTACAGGTTGAAGTAGCGACGGATCGTCATTTTGTGGTGCATCGTGTCAGGCGGGAGTCCCAGCAGCACCTTGAACATCGTGCTGGCAGTGTCCCACTTGTCACCCTGCTTCAGATCCTTCCGAGCGCCAGAGAAATACTCCAGCTTGTAGCTGCCATCAGCGTTGCAGCGAACGCGGTATTCGCATCGACCCCACGGCTTTGCGCCGTGCGTTCGATGATTCTTCGTCACGCAAAGGAGCCGACCGGGTTCCCAGCCATGCACCTCGTCGGGCTGCTTGCAGCCTGCGCCTTCGCGCAACTTGCCGACCCGCTGCTTCTTCTTGCGCGACTTCTTCGCGGTCTTCACCTCGGAAGTCTCGCCGACCTCTGAGGCGTGATCGCCTGAGAGATCGCCAGCAAGTTCCTCGCCTGCTCCCGTCATGTCGTTGTCTGCCGAACCGCCTGAAAGGTCAACGCTGACCTCCTCGATGGCTTCGGTCGTCGGGGGTGGAGCCACCGCTACCCGATTGTCGAGAAGCGACGCATCGATCAGGAACCATGCGCGGAACCAGTCTTCACTGTTTCCGTCGTCAGGGAAGCCGACCGTCAGAGCCGCCGCGCAGTCCTGCATATCCGCAGACAAGAGCGTCGGAGAGTCTTCATACAAGCCCCCCTCGTCGTCCTCGTGCTCGGCGATGCAATCGTCGGGGTAGTTGTAGGTTTTGGATGTGCCGTCGTGAAATGTCAGAGTCAGGGCGACAGGATCGTCGCCCCCGCTCTCGTTGTCCCACTCCAGCGCAAAGTGTGTGATTGTTCGTGTCATTTCTGCCTCCATGCGAAGGTGAACGGACCATTCCCGCTCAATTAGGTAAAGAAAACGACAATCCAGTTAGGCGTCAATTGTCGTCAATTTAGTCCTTTTAGCCCTTTTAGCCTCTGGGGTGTGGATCGCAGCCGCCCTCGCCGTTGTGGTCGAGCGATCCCGAGCGCGGGGATCGCCTCTACTTCCGAACCGCTATCGGCTGCTTTCAACGCCGCAGCCCTTCCGAGATCCGCCGGGTCCGTCCCGGCGGGACACTGCGCCACTCGCGTCGGCATGAAGGACGACAATCGGGCCAGAGCCGCCTTTGCGCCCTTTGCACCAGCCTCGTCAGGGTCATACAGGATCACAGCCTCAGACGCCCCAGAGGACGCCAACAAAAACGCCTGCTCCACCGAAAGGGACGCCCCGAGCGTGGCGACAAAACCGGGACCGCCCACCACAGCATCTAGTGGACCCTCGACCACAATCACCCGGCTTCCCGGCGAAACAGAATGGATGCCAACCAGCACTTCCGAGCGAGTAGCACACCCCTCCGTTGGCGACAATCCCCACGCCTCATGCCTGTCGTCGCGTGGCAGGTTTACCGTCTTGATCTTGTGGTCGTCCGTAGCCCTCGCCGTCCAGTAGACAAGTCGCCGTCGAAGATCGAATGCAGGAATCAGCAGCCTCCCTGTCAGAATCCGGTCTGCGGTTGTTCCGCGCCCATCCCCGGCAATAGACGACAATCCGAAAAGCTGGGCGTGCTCTGCTGGAATGCCCCGCTTCTCAGCGTACCGAAGCGCCGAGCCCTGAAGCGGTTGCGTCCCTGGCGGGAGCGGAGCCTTCGGCAGGATGCCCCGCTTCGCCTTCGGCTTCGCCAGTGGGTCTATGCGCTCGTTTGCCAACGCCAGGACGCCAGTGGACAGGTACGCCGCCGCCTCCTGGGGATCGAGCGCCAGTGTGACTGACACCAGCATCGCAGCGTTCCGACCGGACAGTTTGCAGATCCAGCATTGAAACGCTCGCTTACGGACGTTGACTGCCAGCTTCGGCTTGCCGCACGCGGGGCAGACACAGGTCCACTCCGAGCCTGCCTGCTCCTCGACCGTCAGGTTCCCGGCGACCCACGCCGGGAAGTCCATGCGAAGCTCTGCCGGGGATTGTCGCCTCAAAAGTCGTCCTCTGGGGGCGGGGGCGGTGGTTCCTCCTTGACCGAGAGATCTGAGAAAGCGCCCTTCGTGTACGCCGTGCGAACACGAACACACACGCCATCCTCGGCGTCCCGATACTTCCCGAGATAGACCCTCGCTAGGGCGTGCTCTTTCTCCTTCTCAGTCCGATTGAGGCTGATGATCACATCGCTGACCCTGACCTTTTCATAGCAGTCGGCTACGTCGCGGGGCCGAAGCACATGCTCTCTGCGGTCAGCGCCCTTGTCGGGGCGCTGCGCCTGCGTTGGCGAGCACACTGCGTATCCGGTGTGGCCTCGGAACTCGATCCGCTCGCTCAGAGCCTTGAGTTGCCGAAACGCGATCTTCTGTCTCTGGTACTCAGACTCGCCATCGACCCCGGCCCACAGCAGGTCGCCGTAGTCAACGACAATCAGGTCAGGCACCCACCCATGCGCTGATCTCAGTTCCTTGACCTCGGCGAGCACATCGTCATAGGTGGCTCGCCAGGAATCGAGATCCCCGAACCCTCGGACTACGAGATTCTGCTTCAACAGCCGATACTCGCGCTGCATGATCGCCATGACCTTCGTGTCGAGATTCCCGGTCTTCACCTCGCGATACAGGCTGTCAGCGAAGCGAGCTTCGTAGCGATCCTCGGTCTTGCCTCGACCGCCCTCCAGTACGAAGTGCAGACACCGCTTCCGTCGCCTCGCTGTGGTGAATCCCCGCTGGACGCACCAGAAAGTCTTGCCGATGCCGCTGTACGCCATGACGACTTCAAGCTGACCGGGCGACAATCCACCGTCCATCGCTCTGTCGATCTTGTCGATGCCGATGGGGTGCGACACCGCGCTTCGTTCAGCGGTCTGGCGACGATGCTGCCTGTCGCCCAGTTCTTCAAAAAACCACCCGCGATCTGCCGTCCCGAACCGGATCGTGCTCATTTCCTCGATCCGACCCATCATCAGACTCATGGCTGTCTCGTGGTCGCCGCCGTTCCACGCATCCCGCGCCTCAGAAAAGCCGAGCATGAACGTCTGGCGTCGCGCCCATTCAACGATGCTCTCGCGAACGTACTCATTGTCGCGAACGTCGATTGTCGCCTCGACAATCTCCGCTGCCCCCACCCTCGCCGGGTCGTCGTCGCCTAGTCGCCGAAGCTCGGTCTGTAGCTTGAGCATGGACGGATTGTCGTCTTCGCCAATGACCTGCCAGCCCCAGAGGCTTGCCGGGTCCGTCCAACCGAGTTGGTCTGCCGACACGAAACGTCGAACGAGCGCCTTGAGCCCAGGATCGTCAAGCATCGTCCGAACAAGCTGACGCTGAAATTGTGGTCCGAACTCGTCAGCGCCGCGCATCGCACCGTCTCCACTCCGTTCGGGGCGGCAGCAGGCGGCGACAATCCGAAGACACCCGGCACTGCTGGCACCATTCACTGTCTGGGTGCCAGCCACCCGTCAGGGCTGTCGCAGAGCCTAGACAGACCTCTGGTTCGGCGGCGAACGCCGCCTTACACGCCTCGCCGAGCATGGTCAGTTCGGCTACCCGGTCTGTGTCGTCCACCACCGCCTTGCGGTCGCTGACCTCCTGATCCATCGACGCCATGCGCCCGACCATCCAACCGTCATACTTGTCTCGGAACTCGTCACCAACCTGATGCAGATCCTTGAGCGGGATGCGCCGACACCAGCGGATCGCGTCGTGACGAGCGATGATCCAGTGTCTCGCGTCCACCTCGTTCCGCTTCGCCCAGGTCAAGAAGGCTCCAGCCACCTTCAGCATGTTGGCGGAATGGGAGAGCGGGAATGTCCCAGGTCGCCCACAGAGCCGCTGTGTCAAGCGGTTGTAGAGGGTCAATAGCTCGTGCGCTTTCACCCCTCCTGCCCGCCCTTTGAGAGATTGTCGTGCAAGAGTTTGGCGTCGATCACAGGCTTTTCGCCGCCCACGAACACACGCCAGTCAGCCCACGGCGGCATTGGAATGACGCCCGTGGCTTCGCACTGCTCCTCATAGGCCGCGAGCACTTCTTGAAGGAGGGGGGCCAGCGGGCCAGCCATCGCCCTCGCCAGAGTACCCGCACGCAAGAGCACCCACTCGTGACCGCGCTCCTCCCACCACTGAGCCAGCCCCTCGGAAGTCAGGACCGGGATGCCTTCGGAGTCCTCGGCAGGCCACAGCACCTTCGTCCCTCGTGGATCAATCGCTGGCGCAACCTGGGGGCCTCGCCAGCCCACTTCGTAGAGGCGAGTCAACAACTCAGCCGTCGTGCCCTCCGCGTCGTCCAGCGGTAGGTCTTTGGTCAGGAACTCCATCGTTTCGGCGTTCACACGCCGGGTCCAGGCTTTGGGCTGCATGTCGCGCCTCCTAGTGGGTTGGTTGGTCTACTACGCCTATGCGTCGTCAGCCTCAAACGTCCGATTGTCGTCAAGCCAACTGTGAAACTTTCCGGCCTCCATGACCTCGGCGTCGAACGCCTTCTCGCCGCGATAGTGCTGGAGTCGTCTGGCGGCATGATCCAGCAGCGTCGAGTGCTGAGTGTCGGCGGCGTCCACTACTACGGCGCTCGTCTTGCCGTCTGAGGCTGTCAGAGCCCGAAAGTAGTCCTGCACCACCTTGACCTTGCTCTGCCCCCCGCTGGCGTACACAAGGGCGTCAGCGGCGGGTACGTCGCGTCCCTCGCCGATCACCGAAGTTCCGACCACCGCTTGCACCCGTCCGTCTGCCAAAGCAGCGAGCATCTTGTCCACCCGCTCGTTGTCCCGCCCGTCCACCGCAACTGAGCCCTCGATCAAAGACGACAATCCGTGGGCGTGCTCGATCTCCTTAGTCAGCACGAGGACACGGCGACCCCTCGCCACAAGGAGGTTTGCCGCGTCGGATAGCACGCGATTGCGCTCCACATTCTCCACAACGCCCTGTCGATAAATGTCATAGCCCGTGGCGGCAACGGCACCGCGAATCCGCAGCATAGCGATCCGAGCAGGCACAAGTCTCCCCAGCGCCACCATGTCGCCCACAGTCCTCTTGTAGAGGCACCGCCCGAGCACGCCCGCCATGAGCATCCCACGCCCGTCAGCCCGGTAGTGGGTGCCTGTCAGGCCCAGCCGCCAGTAGGCGTTGCCAGCAGCGGCGCTCGCCGCCTGCCATGTCTTCGCAGCAGCATGGTGGAACTCGTCAATGATCAGCAGCAGCCGATTATGGACGTTCGGCACTTTCGCCGCCGTCTTCGGCGTCGTCACAACAACGTGCGCCGCGTTGATCGCTCTCAGGTTCTTCGCGGAAGACGACAATCCGCTGTGTAGCCCGATTGTCGTCTTGTTTGGCAGGAGATCCTGAAACACCCGCACGGTCTGATCCACGATCCCCACGGTGGGAGCGATGTAGAGCGCCGGGACGCCGAGCGTTGCCGCCACAGCAACCGCGATTCGCGTCTTCCCACTCCTCGGCGGCAGATCAATCACGCCGCGCCCTCCCCGCAGAAATGCAGCCACAGCCGCGCTCTGATAGCCGTACAGGTCGATATCACCCCAGCACTCCTGGCGTGCGGGCGGCATCCCCCGTTGGTCGTCCCACTCGATCTGGCTTCGGTCGATACCCGCTCGCAGGGCGAGAGCACGCTCCACATGGGCCAGCAGCCCCGTCAGGAACGTCCCGTCGCTTTCCACAAGGCGAACCCATCCGTCCCACACCCCACGCTGTCGCACCGTGCTCTCAAACTGGGCTCGGGTCAGGCTCTCCTGTGTGACCCCCAGATCTTCCAGCCGCGTACAGGTCGCGCCGTCCGCGAACAGCCGAGCCAGATCCCCAGCGCCCCCGTACCTCCGATGGACCGAGAAGAAACCCTTGATGATCTTCTGGGCTTCGATGGGCGGCATCTGCCGCTCGCGATAGGCAACGTGGTGACGCACTGTGCGGAGAGTCGCGGTGTCGGCTTCCAGCTTCGACACCACATTGTTGACGACAATCCGTACCGTCATGCTGGCGGCTCCAGCAGCGTGTAGAGATTCACGCGCCGCGCTTTGTTGAACTCCAGCTTGCCGATCTGGAGGTAGCCCGCGTCTTCCAGGGCCGCTAGCGCCCTGTAGACCGTGCGTGATGTGCAGCCTACGATCCCCGCGAGCTTGTGGACCTTCGGCCATGCCTGCTGGCTCTCAGAGCCCACGAACGGCAGCAGGGCGAAGTAGACGAGCCGCGTCCGAGCAGTCAGCTTGCGGAAATCGTCAGTGTCGATGTGATCGAGAAATACCACCCCGAATCGACGTTTTCTCGCGTCCCGAACGACGAACCCGTCGTCAGTTCCTACCGCTCGACGTATCAAACCAACTGCATCCACACTGGCACCTCCTGGGATGCCTATGCAGATGCGGCTAGAAAAGTCCGATTGTCGTCAACCAATCAGGGATTGGCGGGAGCCTCTGCCGAATCGTCGTCGTCCCCGGCGCTGTCGTCGTCGTCGGCGACAATCGGTGACTCTGCCTCTTCGTCGGTGCCGCAGCTTCCACAGGCGGCAAGCGCAGCCATCGCCAGCGCCATCAGAAACACCGCACTCAAGACGGTCTGGTTAGCGCGGGCAGTCATTCGGCTGCGCCTTCGTCGGCAGCAGCTTCGTCAGCAGCAGCTTCGGGGGCGTGGTCGGCGTGGTTAGCGTAGCCGCGTCCGAGCGGTCGCACCGTGTCGAGCCCCATCAGTCCCAGGACAAGCGCCTGGATCGAGAGGTAGGTGTCGCTCGGAAGCTCGATCCCGTTGGAAGCCAAAACCTCCTTGAGGACGGCGACCATGATGCCAGCCAGCATCAGCTTCAGGCGAGTAGATGATCGTGCCATATTCAGTTCCTCCTAATTGAGTCGAAGGCGGTCATAGCACGGTTGCCGCTGGGGCGACAATCAAGACCTCCCGTACAAGACCTGAATCACAACCCCTGAGTTGACTCCTGTTCCTGGGTCGCTCTGTGCTCCGGTAATGGCGTCGAAGGTCAAGAAGCCAAAGCCACCAGTCCCCATTGACGCACTCTCAATGACGGCGACGTAGCCTAGACCGCCACTGAGCACTTGCACGGAAGGCCAATAGTCACCTGTCGGGTGCGCCTGCTTAAATACAACCGTGTAGGCTCCCGTAGAGTGGCGAGTGACGGCACCTAAATTGAATCGGTCGCCAACAATAGACGGGGTGCCGTTGTTCATTTCGTTGTACCGCCCTGCCGCAAAGATCGTCGTGGAAAGATCCTGGCTCTTGCAGTCGTTTAGGCTTTGAGTGAGACTGCCGAGCCCCGGCATAAACTGGACTTGACCTGTCTTGATCTTTGGCGTCGAATTGGTGCTGGTGTCGTAGACAATTGTGCCGTCCTGGGTCAGGTCCACAATGCGGGCTCCAGCACCTCCGCTAAAGAGCACATCGACCGTATCGGTGGTGTGCGTCGTTATGGCGTCACAGATCAGGTTGGCGATTGTCGTATTCGCGCCATGTGGATTCACATTGTCGTCAATGTGGTCGCGACAAACCGTCAGATCGACGCGAGTACCAGCCAGTGCACCGCCCGTGCCAGCCGCCTCTGGGATCTGGGTCCACCACCCCCAGTAGCCCGTGCCCTCGGCGTCACCGATGATATCGCGTAGCTGGCTCCTAAGTGCGGCAGACCACTCCTGCCAGCACTTCACCCCGTTATTCTGTCGGTGGTTGGAGCGATAGCCCGCCCCGTCTGAGCCCACCGAAGAATCCTGCCCCCAGCTAGAGCCCCACGGGTAGGGGTCCGTGTTTCCGTAGATCCCTTCAAAGATCAAGTTCTGCCAGTAGCTCGGGTTGCTGATCGCAGCCCCGTCCCACTCAAAGACGTAGATCATAATCGAGCCGTCTGACGGCGCACCGCCCGCGACTGTCTGGATCTCCATGTTCCAGCCAGGGACTTTCCGAGTGTCCATCGACTGCGTGTCTTCTTCGCTGGTATTGGCGTTCCAAAACAACCGGGTGCCCGCCTGCCCCGCGTCAAAGGTCGTCTTGATCCAGATGCCGTAGTCACCCGCTGGCTTTCCAGTCATATCCTGTGACTGGCTGTCGTCGCCCTCGCAGCCGATTGCGCTGCCCTGCTCAATTTCACCGCTGTCCAGTTCAACCCCAGCGGTGCCAGTCGCCGTAGCGCCGCCGCCGAGTGCCCCAACGTCCTCTTGCGCGTTGCGCTTCACGGTAATCACGGGTGCGCCTGCTGTGCTCACATGGAAGTAGGAGTTCAGCCCTCCCCGCCAGTGGTTGGTCGTGGATGCGGGGAGCCCAGCAGCCAGCATGGGGATGCCTGGGTTCGTGCAGCCTTCCGAAATCGTCCTCCACTCCGTAGGGGATGCGCCAGCAGGCTGCGGAAAGCCCATCGTCGGCCCGAATCCAAACACGAAGTTGTGCAGCAGCATCCGGCTCTCTGAGCGCCCGTTGTCCTGCATCGACTTCATATCGGGCAAGTCAACCCGCTCATTCGGCTCAAACCGAACGATGTTCCTGCTTCCCTTTGGATCGTCAGCCATGATTGTCGCCTCCGTGCATCAGTACAATCGGTTCACTTCGGGGTGAACCCCCGCTGCGAGGATAAGGTCAAGAATCTCGTCAACGAACCATGTGTCGTCAAAGAGATAGAAGGGGTATTGGTCGTTCCCGTCAACGGTGTGGTCATATACCACCTGTGCAGACGGAATTGTCGCGTAATCCAGCCACACATCGCCGCCGGGGATCGGCGTTTCCGTCGTGATTGTGCTTCCCGCGATTGTCGCCCGAAATAGGGAGAAGTTGATCGTCGGGATAGTGCCGAAATCGGGGATCACCGAAAAGACGAGATCTGTCTCGGACGCCACCCAGCCGCCCCCGCTCATTGACGACAATTGAGCAGTGCTCTCGTTGACCACCGTGTCGATTGTCGCCGTCTGGTAGTTGCCCGCGTGGAGACTCGTCGTCACCTGAATCCCGTGCCCCTCCATCCAGGGTCGGAAGATCGGCGACTTCGCCGTCAAGGCGTCGGGCGTCCCTACCGAGACGTTCGCAGCCACGCTCGGAACGCCCAGTTCTGCGCTGTAGGGACCGAGTACGGCAACCACACGCCAGATCTCGCCAGTCGAGAAGATCACTGACCTCCCTGTGTCCGAAGGGTCGAACGTGACCATTGTCGTCTGGAGCCACTGGGGGCTTGCGGGGTCCGTGAACCCGTTGAAGTCCCTACGAGCGTAGTTCGTCGCGCTACGTCGATCCGCGCAAGGGTCGTCAGTCAGACGTTGATAGACCCCGTAAACCGCGACTGGGGGAAAGTCCGCGTCAGCCGTATATGTGCCCGTCGTAGCCTTCGGTTCAGCCCCACACAGAAACGTCTTGCCCTTGTAAACGTCGGAAGGATTCGGGTAGAGGTCCACGAACACGATGTGGTGATCGTCTGGGTCGGTTGGCGTGTCCCACAGATCGTAGTTGCCAGCGCCAACCAGCACATCGAGCACCTTCTCGACCGCCCACATTGTCGTCGCGTCAAGGTAGAGCATGACCTTCAAGAGGTTCCGATAGACGGTATCCGTCATGCCTCTCAGACGCGCTACACCGTAGTTCCTTCCGAGCAAGTCAAGATCAGATCCCTCCGCAGTCTCCAGAAAGAATGACTGTCGAATGAGATCCACATCGGTCAGGTCGCGACCCCAGTAGGTCACAACGTCGCCTTCGCGTAGATCCTGGGCTAGGCCGCTGACCGTGGACCCCTGGTATTCGCGGGTCAGCCCCTCTAGTCGATTGAGCGTCGGCGACACCGTGGCAGTCGTGTAGGTGTAGGTGACACCAGCGACAATGAACTTTCCAGCCAGGGGCCAACGATGAAGCCCGTCCACCTCTAGCTCCAGATCGCCTGCCTGGGGGCTCCCCACCGCCCGCACGAGCAGAAACCCTGCTGTCTCAAGCATCGTGTCCGCAATCGCCGAAACGATGCCCCGGTAGAGCCCGACCTCGTTACCCACCGTAGTCCTCGCCCTCTATGCCATAGGGGCCAACGTCACGAGGCGGTGGGCAGGTAGTCCGAACGCCGTAAAGGTTGGTCGTGTAGGTGCGGTGAACCACCGGAAGCATGGCCGCGCCAGTTGACGACAATAGACCGTCAGTCGTTTCAATGTAGATATCGAACGGGTTGAACGGGAGCGGGGTGCCTGGGTGTGCGGGCGAGATCGGAAGGGGCGGCACCACAAACGACAATGTGGATGCCGTCGTGCTCCAGCACACCCACTCTTGAGTGTGGACCCCGCTAAAGCATCGGCGCAACGTATAGCCAGGAGCCTCCACATCAGGAACGACAATCCAGACGTACATGCCGATGTGCGTCGGGAAGACGCCAGATCCAACCACAGGCCAGCCGCCCTCGTCGCCCACGTTGTCTACGTCGATGGCGACAATTGCCAGCCCCGTAGCACCGTAGAGAATACCGTCCGTCGAGAGCCCCAGAGCCCCCTCCAGCCCACCTGTCGTGGTGATCGATCCGGTAGCGCCTACGCCCATATCAAGTCAGCTTGCCGCTCGTGTACTCGGCAGGCTTCAGGTCAGTGAAGTTCGCCGAGAATGTGTAACTACCGAACGAGCCCACGCCCGTGCCGCCCGTGTCGGCATCCATCGCAGACTTGCTGGGGTAGATGTAGATCGTGCCGTTCGTCGGCACGTTCGCCGCGTTCCACGCGGTGTAGACCACCCGCATGTTCTCCTGTCGGATCGAAAGCATCCTTCGGAAAGCGTTGCCGAACGTCCCATCCACCGCGTAGGACGCCATCGCCTCGCCCCACACATCAGCAGGCGTGACCGCGCCCTGATCGCTCAAGCGATTGAGCACAACGAGTTCGTCTTGAGCGGCGACAATCGAGAAAGCGAAGGGGTCGCCGTTCTCAAGTTCCAATTGGAAGTAGTCGCCAGTTCCATCAGTCCCCAGAGAGTTGATAATGACTGGGTAGCTCCGAACAGCACCCGGCGAGCCCAGGTGCATAACCGCGCAGCGTCCGTTGTAGGCAATCGCCGTCGAGGCTGAAGGAGTCGGGACCGTGCTCGCGTAAAACCTCCCAGCGGTCGGGTCCGGTGACGACGTAGACGGATCGCTCGCCTCGTGCCGGGGACTGTCGTCTGCGCCTTCTTCCAACCCGACCAGCGTGCCCTGTGTCCAGAGCCTCGCCCCGGCGAACTTCTGGTCGCCTGTGGGATAAGCGGAAAGATCGCGATCCCACACCGCCGCCGCCACGCCCACCGGAGTAACGTCGATGTTGACGTACTCGCCGAAGCTGCCAACGGCGGTGTGATCGGCGCGAAGCTCGTCCCACGCGCTGTTAGTGGCATGGACGAGGGTGTGCTCAAGGACGTAGAGCGACGCCTCCTTCATTATGAAGAAATAGCCGCCCTCGGCGTTAGCGTCGGACGCCGGATCAACCATCGAGGCGGCTCCGAGCGCGTAGGTGTAAACCCCTGTCGTGTGGGGATGCACAACCATGTTTCGATAGACTGGGGATGCCTGATCAAAGGTGGTGTTGCCACTGTTCAGCCACATGCCATCCGTGATGCGCTGAACCGCGCAAGTCGGGACCGCTGGCGGCGTGACGCCCTGGCCTGCCGCTGTAAGCTCAAGCCAGCCGACTATTGAGTCCCAGCGTTGTGTCGCGTGCTTCATTCCAGTCTCCTAATCCGAATCTGACATGAGCGTTGCAACATGCCCCGTCTTGTACCAGCGGGGTGACGAAGTTTTGCCTGTCTCGACCCCCACGCGATAGGTGAACCATGCGTCGCCGACTGGCTCGTAAAGGTTCCAGTTGCTTGTCGCCTCTGACGCCACTGCGAGCAGGAACTTGCCGTTGCCTGACGTAGCGTCCTTCGGCTTCCAGATGTGCATGGGCTGGCCTTCAGCGTCGAACACATCAGGCGGGAGCGCCTTCTGAGTCCAGACTTTGGTCGTTAGGTCCAGCGTCCACAACTCCCAGCGTAGGTGGGCATCGGCTTCCCAAAAGATCACCCACAAGTCGCCAGTCCAGGGGTCAACCGCCATTGACGATCCCGGCATAAACACATGCGACCCAGACGGCGTAGCCTGTGCCACCGACCATGTGCCAGCGGCGATATCCCAGGAGTAATAGTCGTCGGTGCCGCCACAGCCCACATGAATAAAGCCGTTCGCCCCGACTGTCTCTGTCGATCTGGTCGCCGCCACGCACGTTCCACCGTCCGCTGCGCCGGGGTAGTTGTTGTGGGCTGTCCATGTGTCGGCACCTGCGTTGTAAAGTTCCCAGCCTGCCTGCTCTGTGACCCCGCTGCCGAGCGTCTTCACAGCCACATAGTCGATGGAGCCGTCGCCCACATAGTAAGCAGCCGCCACCACCGATTCAGTAGACGTAAGAGCGTGCTTCGTCTTCGCCGTCCACGTTCCATCTGAGGGATCTAGGAAGTAATTGTCGCCCGAAGTTTTGTTCTGGAACGCCATGACCTCCTGCGCGTTCTTCAGCCAGACGAGGAAGTTCGTGTTCGCGAACCCGTAGATCCCCAGTGGAGGCTCCTGCATCGCTTCGGGGGGCGACGCCGTACCGGGCCACTCCACAGGCGTAGGTCGCCCCGCATCCCGCACCTGAAGGAACTGAACGTCGGCTGACGCCGTGCCAGATGGCTGGGACATTGAGGACCAGCCGCTAGAGTCTGTCGTCGTCACCCCGGTATTGCAGCCGACAGTGCAGATCGAAACCGTGGCTGAGTCCCACTCCCACGAACCACCGGGCAAGCCTGTCGGGCCTCCTACGGGGTTACTCGCCATCCCAGTGCAATTGCACGGATCTGGACAGCCGATGTAGAAATAGTCGTTTGTCGCCCAGCCTGTAGGCGTCCCGTTCCGAGAGTTCGGTCCCCAGTCCTGTAGGTTCGTCGTGCCAACGCTCAAAACATCAAGAGGGTCGTCGCCGTTCCGATACCACAGCAGGAGCCCTTCGGGGCAGGTTGGCGACGACTTCGCCTCCAGCAGCCCTGGAACACAGCCCCCGCTCGGAAACGCCGGATCTCCCACCGAACTCCCATACAAGAAATCAACGTCTTCCTGCTCTAGCTCATTGGCGAACACCAGCGGCTCGTCCAGCAGGTTGAACGCAAACATTGTGTCGTTGCCGCCAGAGTCCACACCCTTGCCGATGGTGAACGTCACGTTTTGGGTGGGGATTGTCGTCGCAGGAAGCGTCCCCACCCCCGAGCACGAAGTGGACGCTAGGTTACCGTCGATGTAGATCTTGAACGAGTCAAACGCCATCAGCCCGTCATAGACGACAACAACGTGACGCCACTGAGAAGTGTTCACCCCGCCTAGCGTCTGGCAGATGATCCGGCCATTAACGTCCGAGCCGTCGCCGTAGTCCTCTGATTGGAACACAGCGAAAACGGCCCCCGTACTGGAAACGTAGATGTACCAACCCGTCGTGTTTGGATCGGCTGGATCGTAGCCCGTCCGCGATATGACCATCGCGTCCTGGGCTGGATGGAAGTGCTCGTCGTCGTGGTAGTACCAAAAGCTGACTGACCATAAGTCCGTGTTGGCAAACGCGAACTCGCCCCACGCTGGATCAAGATCTACGAAGGTAGCCGAGCCCTTGAACATCAGAGAATACTGATTCTCGACCGTCACACAGTGACAATCGCACTCGTCCCCGTGCGGGGGGTCAGGTAGGCCCGTCATTGTCGGAAGACGGTACTTTGAGTATGTGCCGGGTGTGTCGCGTGCCATGTCTACATCTGCCCTGCGATCATGAAAACATTCAGGACAGTAGTGGCTCCCGCGTCGTCTGTTGTGACTGAAATCTCCAGAGCGGTGCTCCCTGTGTCCGATCCCCAGGACACCGGAACGTCGGCAGCATCGAAAGGCAGCGCGTAGTCGGGCCACTTGCTGACGACGTAATCGGGTGACACGCTCGTCTCCTTCAACTCGATTGTCGCCTTAGTTGCGGGGCCGGAATCCACCTCAACGCGCATCCGGTACATCCACCCGAAGTTAGGAGGAGCGAAGGGCACAGTGAAGGCGCTTGAGACTGGGCTCGTCCCTACGTTGTTCAGAGTGACCTCAAACTCGACAGGATGTTTGCGGTTGTTCATAGTCTAGGCTCCGCTCAGAGTGATGTACGCGGTTGATGTTCGCGCCAACTCGCCGTCGCCAATCAGCACGTTCGGATCAGGCGAGAATTGGTCGGGGACGACGAATGTTACGTCGAAAACGCCGTCGATTGACTGAACAGCGTGCATGAGTTCGGAAAAGATCACATCGCCGTTGATTGAGAGCGAATTGATGTACTGCTCGACCGCCCCTGTAGCCGCTGCCAGGACCGTCGTGGAGTCATAGCCAGGGTCCATGACCAGCACGGCTTCGACGTTCTGCCAAAAGACCACAGGCGCTTGTGCGCGGACGTAGACGCCAGCCGCCCTGTAACCAGGGTAGTTCTCCCGGTCGCTAGGGTCGCCGTCAATGATCCTCTGAGCCTCCTCGATCAGGCCCAGATACCAGCCATACTCAGCGTAGAGCGCATCGCCGCTCTGGAGCCCAGCCACACCGTCCGCACTCGTCGCCGCGTCGGGGATGCTGTTAGGCCCGCCTGGATTGAGGGTGATCTTGCCCGTCGCGTAGTTGAGGCTGTAGTCGTAGCTCGTTATCGGGTCGCCAGCCACGCCCTCAGTCAGCGTGTGCTCCGCATCGACACCGCCCCCGGCGTAGTCGTGGTGATCTTTCCAGACGACAATCGGCAAAATGGCCGAGTCGAGCGCGATGTGGTCGAGCATCAGGCGAACCTCGCCGCCTATCGCAACCGCAATCACAGTCTCTCGACTACCGATATTGTCGTCAACCACCGCCGTCGTGCCGTTGCCGTCGTCCACCCACACAATGACTTGCCCGTAGTTCGGCGTCGGCAATTCCTCCACTTCGGCGACGACAATCCGTCCGTAGCCCGTAACAGCCGCGCCCAGGACGGCGAACTTCAACGCATCCGGCGTAGCTCGTGACAGAGAGCGCAGGTAGGACTTGATGCGCTCGCGAAGTTCCTGATCAGTCTCTTGATCCTGCCCACCTGTGCAGGAAGTGTCGTTGATCACCGTATCGATCCCGGCGACGTTGACGACAATTTCGGCGATTCCCGTCAAAGGCCCCACGGTGCCTGCGCTGATGTTGCCTGAAGTGCCAGCCACCACAGCGACAACGCCCACAGCCGCGCTCGTCGCCACGCCGATCCCGAGAGTCACATCGACAATCGTCCTGTAGAGGGGCTCGCCACCAACAACCGCCACCAGCGTCCCAGTCGGGACCGTCACAGAGGACGAGGTGTCCGCTCGGCTGAACGTGACGGTTCCGGTCGCCCTAACCGCGCCCTTTCGCTTGATCTCGTCGGGATTGCAGTCAGCCGCCCGAGCGTCAAGATCTTCGCCAGTCGCAGTGTCTACGTCCCACAAGTCTTGCAAGGCGACAATCTGATACGAAATATCGTCAAGCTCGCGAGCAACCGCGCCCACGATTGTCGTCAACACGCCGCCCACCTCTAGATCGGTAAGCGGCGTTCGCGCAACCACACGGTTCAGCATTCGCTGAAAGAAGTCGGGAAATGTCCTGGGTTCAAACTGTGCCATTGTCGTCTTTCCTACACCACCGTCAGGCCAACTGTCACGCTCTCAGCAGTGCCCACCGGGACCACCGTTGCCTCAAGCTCAAGCGTATCGTCGTCCTGGGTCACAGTCATACCCGTCATGCGGCTAATCCTTGAGTCGTTAGAAAGTCCAGCCCGCACAGCCTCTCGGAGCGCGAGGACCGTTGTCGCATCGTTTGGATAGCCCACCACAAACGGACAACCAAAGTTGCGATCCAGAGGGTACGTTCCCCGCTCCGTCCACAAACGCATCTGGCACGCCTGCACAAGGTTCTGAATACCCTCGATGATCGCAACGTCCTTGCCAGTCTTCGGATCGAGTCGAATGTCTACCTGTGGGCGTCCTGGGCGTGTCCCATCAGTCTCATACAACTTCAGGTTGGTGCCAAAGAGATCAACAGGCTTAGTGCCGTCCTGCGCCGTCGCAGCCGTCGTCTTCTTCGCGGCGTTAGCTGCTGGAATCAGAATTGTGTCGCCCGGTCCCGCCGTACCCGGCAAGCCGCTGTAGCTGATGTAGGGGGCTCCTAACGAGTTGTAGACCGCGATCTGATACCAGGCATCAGCCGATCCTAGTTCCCGAAGGGCGATCAGCCGTAGATTGTCGCTTCCCTGAATGGTGTAGGGTCGCCAGCCGCTCCACTGGTTGAATCGCCTGGGGGTTGCCCCGGCTCCTGCCGCCTGTATCGCGGCGGGGCTCCCCACCGTCGTCGGGCTTCCCTCGATAAGCCCTGTATCTCTGGCGTTTGCCCTCGCACTCGTGATCCCCTCTTGAATTGTCGTCGTCACCTGAAACGTCGCCTGCGCCCCCAGCGCATCGTAGCTATCCGCAACGCGCCGAAGCGATTGTCGCCATTCTGCCGGGAAGTTTTCGGCAGTGTCCACCAGCACCAATGCACTCTCGACTACGCCAGTCGCGGACGACATGAAAGCGTTAGCTAGATCTGGAAGGCGCTGGCCCGTCTCTAGGAGCGTGGTCGCAGCGTCGATTGCTGTTGCAGCCTCGTCCACCACTGAATCAATCGTGGCGACAACAGATCGAATCCTCCCGATTGCAGCGGTCAGGGTGTTCACGCTGCTCGTCAGGACGTTGACCGCCGCCCGCGCAACCCTGACGCCGTTCTGGATGCCGTTGAGCACATCTTGAACCGATGGCGGCACAGGCAACAGGGGCGTCGGCGTCGTCGGCGCAATCGCCTTCATGGTGATCGTGAAGGGGTACATCATGCGGTCGTTCACTGTCCGATTAAGCTCAAACTTGATCGGGACGACAATCAGATGCTCGTTGTCCTTGTAGTTGTGCCAGACAAGCTGGGTCGCGTAGTTCTCGTCTGGCCTCGCCTTCATAACCGCGTAACGGTCAAAGAAGTGCCTGATCATCCGAAGCGTCCACCTCGGTCCTGACATTGGTGCCATCCAGGGCGGCATGGCTGGCGGTCCTACTGTGGGATTACATGCGAGGGCAGGCGTGCTGTCGAACCCCATCTTTGGCGACAATCCGAAATTGCCCTCGATCACGATCTCTTTCCACGCAACTCCACGCTCCTCGGTGACAATTCCCCCCAGCGTCGGCGTGATCGTTTGCCGATACTCAGTCGTCTGCCTGATGGACATTGGTCCCACCGGAAAGAGGAATTGCGTCGCAAGGTCCAGCGGGTTCGGGGATAGGGTCGAGCCCACCCCTGTTGGTCCTCGCAACGAAAACCCATAAAAGCCCTCCTGGGTGTAGGCAAAATCCTGCCAGATCGCCTGCCGCGCCTCCTCCATCAAACGAGCGATGGAGCCTTGAGCAACACCAGCCAAAGGTCGCCAAAGTTTAGTAACAGCGGGCTGGGGCAAGCCTGGGGCGCTCATTGGATCTTATCTCCAGTCGGTGAGCCGCCTGAATCTACCACTTCAGCGTTCGCCTGAAGCTGGGCGACAATCGTATCAGCGACCGCGCCCCACAACGCTTCGTTGATCTGCTGGGCCAGATCTGGGTTGGTCACTGGATCTTTGTCGATAGGGTCCATCCCCGCCTCAATTGAAGCGATCAGAGCGTCCCGAATTACCGTCGCGTCGAGTGCCATATCAGTCGCTCTCAATCCCGGCTGTAGCGACGCTAGCGCCTGTCGTGGTAGTTCCGCTGGCTAGGATCGCCAACGCCGCTATCAAGTTCGGGCAAGTCAAACCGAACATCGCACCAGCCGCCGACAGAATGGGAATCGCCTCCGACAGGTAGGGGTCTGGGAACAACTCTGCGAACGCCGACTCGTGGAGCATCGCCTCGACAGTGCCGCCACTGCCCGCGTCGATTGTCGTCTTCTTTCCGGCACTCAGTTCGATCTGCACGCCATCATCATTGATCGTAATTGTCGCCTCGGGTGCGGTGATTACCAGCGCCGGATTCGACGCCGCCTCTTCGGTGCCACCCTGCTCCACGGTTCCGGTCGTCTGGTTGGTGATATCAATGTCAACCTGCCCGCCGTCCTGAATCCCGATCAGGTTCCCACGAACGATGGCTTGATACTTGTACTGGGGATCGTCCTGCACGCTGATCTGTCGGGTCGTTTCGGGGTGGGGCAGCGTTCCGATGATGATCGGCTTCATCAAGTCGTTGTCGAGGAACGCAACCACCACACAGTCGCCGTCCGACTCGTGAACCGCCCCCGCCGTCTGCTCGGACGTAGACTCAAGAAGGAGCGTGTTGTCGGTCTTCACATCGACTGTCGCAGCCCTCGGCACCCACTGTGTCATGTCTGTGATGCCAAACGCCGTGTTGAGCATGGGCACGCGCTTCAACACCCCTCGGGTGGACCCCTCCATGATCTCTATGTCAAAGAGCCATGACGAAAACTTGTCAGTCAGCCCCACACGCTCTGGGCTGCTAGATGCGTCTGGATCGTCAGGAGCGTAGGCAGCAATCACATAGCCACGCATCAGCGACCCATCTGAGTACCGAGCGCCCTTACCCTGCATCCGGCGTCGAAGGCGCTGCAACGCGACAGGCGAGGTCGAACGATCTCCAGGCGCGTAAGCCTTCGACTGGTTCGGGCGGCGAAACGGTTTGAACCTTTCGCTCATGTGATCACCCCGTCGCGGACGCTGCTATTCAGTCCACCAGCAGCGCCAGTGTTGCCCCAGATGTTCGTTGCCTGCGGTCGTGCCACGTTCGCCAGCGCCGGATCTGTCGTATCGCTCCAAAGACCATAGAGGGCTCTGATGTGCTTCAGGCGGTCAGCTTCGGGGTAGCCACGGGAGACGACAATCGTGGTTTCAGCCGTGGGACTGAGCCCTGCACCCCATGAATGGCTTACTGACTCAATGTAAAAGGTGGTCGAAGTGCCTGGAACGCTGTGCGACACAACCCCCGCAAGATCATTCCACGAGGGGTTCCGAACGTAGCCGTCACCGACTGGAGTCAGTGGGCCGTCTGGGAAGTTCGGAAGCGGCCCGCCCTCGACAACCACCTTCTGACCCACTTGAAGGTCACCGCGTATCCCGGCGATGGTGAACGTACCCTCCCAGTAGTACGGATTGAGCACGTTCCACGAAACGAACATATCTCGCCATTCCGCAAGCTCGGCAACAAGGGACGCATGATCCTTGCCCTCGTACTGCGAATAAATCGGAAGGGACACCTCCAACTTCTTGAGCCCGTACCGCTTGACGCTGTGAAAGTTCACGGTCGGCTTGCAGATTGCGAAAACATCTTGATTCATTGTGGCTGGCATTTCGACCAGCAGGGTCATGTGGTTGTAGCGGTCGGTTCCTCGCGAGAGGGTGACGTTCTTGACCTCCTTGAGATTGACTGCACGGGCCTCCATATCGAACCAGGGGCTATCCTCGCCGTCGAACACGTTCACGAAGGGCTTTTCCCGCATGATTACGTGGAGGCGGCGGGGCGCACTTTGGGGGTGGTTGTTAGGCCCGATCTTCGTCGGATCGGTGTCCACCCACACCTCGTTCATCTGTGGGTTCCCGTAGCTTTGGACGAACTGCCACAGAGGGGTGTACTGCCCAGGCGACAATAGGCCAGGATCGAAGTAGACCCCCCGCGTCGGGTGCATGGTGTCGGAATTGACAACATCGCCAAACTCCACGGCAGTCTCCACCCCGTCGAACCAGAGCCCGCCGTCTGGCACCACAGGAGTCATGCCGTAGATTGCCGTTGGATTACTGACCAGCCCCAGTAGCTCTTTGACCATTTCGGTAGGCGAGCCGCCAATGTCGTGAATCATTGTCGCCATATCGACGCCGACCGGGTTGTTGAACCCTGGATCATACGGGTTGAAATAGAGCGAAGTGTCTTCAAACACCGACCCGCCGTCGCGACCCCGAATCGTGACTGTCGTGTTTGTGCCGCCTGACCCGCTAGTCGAACTTCTGATCGACACGCCATCTACCTTACCGACCATGATCGTGCGTTCGCTTTCTCCCATAGCCGTTGTGCGCTCGTCCGAGCTAACGACGTTGATCTCCACCCAGTCGCCAGCGTCCACATACTTGTGGATTGAGTTATCAGACCCCAGCCCGCCGTTTCCCATGATTGGCTCGTCAGCACCAACCCACTCGCCAAAGACCTTTGAGTCCATTGTGAAAGTGCCAGCCGCCGAGTCCAGACGCTTCGACGTTGTTAGCCTCGTAACTGTGCCCACCAGTTCAGTCCGACCCGCTGCGCCGGGAGCGATCAACTGATCCGCAGGGTGCATGGTGTAGACCCTCGCGGGAATTACGTCCTGCCCGTTCCATGCGCGGGCGGAAGTGTCAGTTGACGACATATTCGTGTTGCTGTGCATGGGCAACGCCACGTTTCGCACAGCAGCAGGCGACACGTTGCCCTCCATGAACGCCTGTGATTCGCCCTGAGTCAGCCCATCGACCGCTGCCTTTCGCCAATCGTAGAATCGGTAGAAAGTCACCTTGATAAAGTGACCCTGCTGGAGCGAAACGGACCCCGCTCCTGCTGCCGACTGCCGTTCGGCGACGACATCCAGATGCTCATACTCGTTAGGCAGTGTTGATTCAGCCATTAGAAGAATCCGTTATCAATAACGTCAATTAGCTTGTCGATCAGCGGGCCGACAATTTCAGCCCCGTCCGCAGCTAGACCCGCAATACCCGCCATTCCGTCCGCGACCAGCGTCATAGCGCCGCTCATAGCCGCCGCCGCTCTCGTCATTTCAAGCGTCGTCTCCGTCAAGCTCTGCATCGCACTCGCCATCGTTCCACCCATATCGGCGCGTCTGCGCTCAAAACTCGCTTCCGTCACGAGGTCGCTAGACACTCCGCTAACGCCCACCCCTGCCGTCACCTCCGACAAAGCCCCCTTGTCACCGCCGAGATAGCGGCGAGCGGTGTCCGCGTGCATCCGAACGCCCACCGCCTCCATCGCCCGCTGTACCATCGCAATTCGCGTGTGCTCGCCCCCGATATCTGGATCGGTGTACCGCTCCAGATACTTGTCCATCAGGGCTGGATTCTGACCAACGTCCTGCATCTTTTGGAGAGCTTCAAAGTAGCTATCCATGCCCTGCCCAGGGGCATAACCCGCTGCCGAAGCCAACTGAAACTCTGTGGCACCGCCAGCGCCCGAGTAACCCATTTCGCTGACGCCTTGAGCAAAGCCTCGCGTGATCCGTGCCCCCTGGAACCCTCCGAGTTCGCGCCCGAGATCGCGCTCCTGCTCCCTGAACGCTGTCATGTCAATGTCGCGCTGGCCCAGTTCAACCTGCTGGGACAACAGGGAGGCGCTTTCCTGCATGTAGCCCGTCAACTCAGCGCCATCGAGCCCCAGCGTCACAGCCGCACTCAGTTGCTTCCTGAACTGCGCGAGCCCGTCTGCCTCGGTTCCTACCCCGCTAGCATATCGGCTACTCTGAAGACGCCGGAACGAGTGCATCATGGCACCGCTCGTTTCAAGGCCCACGCCGTAAGTCTGCTGTGCGCCCAGCCCAGCACCAAACGAGTCCTTGCCCAGCCCGCGCCCAGCCCCCGACATGAACTGCCCGTACATCTGGTTAGCCTCGGCTGGTGCGTAGCCAAACCGTTCGGCTTGTCGCTCCAATCCGCGAGCGCCTACCGCGCTGGTAGACATGCCTTGGATACCAGCGCCTTCGCGACGCCTCGCCGCGTAAGACCCCCTCCGCGCCCCTGCCCGCCCCAGATGGCTCTGATACGCCCCACGCGCCAGCATCACCATGCCGCCCATCGCCATGCCAGCGTAGGGGATCGCCTTCATAGCCGTAGTCAAGCCTGCGAAACTGCGCCCAGACCCCGCTGAGGAAGAGGATTCGCCACCGCCACCGCCACCGCCGCCACCGCCGCCGCCGCCACCGCCACCGCCGCCGCCGCCAGGGGCGCGACCGCCGCCGCCCCCTGCACGCATCTTCCTGAACTCAGCGTTGACGCGCTTCGCTTCCTCTCGGACAGCCTTCAATTCGTCACGAAGTTTCTTGAACTTCTTGACGGTTTCCCCAGCCTTGTCCAACGACTCAGCAAGAGTCTTCGCAACGTCGCCAGTTTCCTCAAAAGCGGTATTCAGGTCTTCGGTTGCGCTCGTCAGCCCCTCGGCTCTGGCGGGATCGAAGGCGTCGCCGAGCGTGCGTTCAAGGTCATTGAGCGCACGCGCATTGACCTTTACTTCAATCTCGGCGGTCGTTCGTGCCATCAGCCCAGCCCAGCACTCAAGTCAGGGGTGCGCCCAGCCGCGATCTCCTGTTCCCAGTGATCGATCAGCGGATCACCAGTCACAACAGCCTCGTCCCAGGAAGATGGAGCGTTCAGAGTTCGTGGTGGACCCCAGCGAGTAGGCGACAATCCATCGCTCGCGTCCAAAGCGTCCTCCATGCCTACTAGGAACGGCGTGATCTCAGCGGGCGTAAACGCGCTAAACTCGATTGGCGGCGAGCCCGTGCGCTTGTACCAGATCCACCTCAGAGTCCAGAGCGGATCAGCCAGCATCCTTTCAGCGTGCTTCTCCATCGCCTGTTCCCCAAAACCTAGCCTCATGTGAGGCCACCTCCCCGTAGATAGCCGCCACCACCCCTACATCGTAAAGCTCGCCTAGATCAGACGCCCACTCAGGGGCTTCCTCCAGTGCGACCGCAAGATGCGCCTGCATTTCAAGCAGGTTTAGGGTAGCCGCGTCAACTACTTGAGCAGGCGTATTGGCTGTTAGTCTGGAGCGGGTCAGGCCAACGGCTGCTCGCTCCTTGATGTTCAGAATGTGACTCTTGAAATGCCCCGCCCAGTGGTAGCCGCGCCCGTCAGTGTAGTCGAGATCGAACTCATGCTCCGCTGACACCCCTCCGCTGCCTTCGTGGTCCTTCTCAGGACCGCTAGGGGCGAGTGTGGGGGGCGTAACGACGTTGAGCCCGGTTTTTGATGTGGTAGGGGGTGGCGGTGCTGCTGCCTTCTTGCGCTTCCTAGCCGCGCTGCCCAATTCTGCGTTCTCTGCCATGTTGCCTCCATGCAAGCGGGTGGTTCATGTTTAAGCGTCGCTCTCGTCCCGGCACCTGATAGCGACCATTGACACGTTGGTTCCAACGATACCTCGTGCGGTGACGTTCATGTTTCTCTCGGAGATCCTGACGCCTTCGACGTTCATAACAATCTGGGGCGTGCCGATGTTCGCGTCAGCCTCGATTGTCGCCGTCAATTCGCCGCTCGACAAGATGTTCGACAGATGGTCCTCGGGAGAAACCCCCTGCTTCGGGAACCAGCCCTCCGACTTGATAGTCGAACCGATGATCCGCACAAGCTCGGCGGTCATGGAACATTCGTAGCCAGTGGGCGCGTGCTCTACCACCTGAATGTTGTCGAGAGTCTGCACAGGCTCATAGGTGATCGATTCCCGCACCGTGACACCCGTTGCGTAGCCGACCTGAGTGCCTTCAAGCGTAAATCGTGCTCTCGCACCAGTAAGGACGTTGCCTGTCGCCATTGTCGTCTACTCCCACATGCTAGGTCGAAGCCTCAAACGAGGCAGAAACAAGATGGATTGTCGTCTTTATGAAGTTGACGGGAATGACCGGGGCGATCTCCACATCAATTGTCATAACGTCGCCAGTCAATTCGATAGTCAGGTTCTTGTAGCTGACGATGGCTGTCACGCCGACCAACTGCCCCAGGACCGAGATTGCGATGCCCTGTGCTGCTGTCACTGTCCCGGCAAAGCCCTTCTTGCCGACAATCGCTTCAAGCGCCGTCCGAAGCGTGTAGACCGAGTAGTTCACCGCTTCGTTCACCGAAGCCTCGCAGTACGCAAGGTTATTGTCGATCAAGTAGGTGGTCACGTTTCTGAGCCACCGGAAGCCCACATTTGGGTTCTTCTCGATCATGCAGAGCCCTGCCTGAATCAGTTCGTTGGCGTCGTCCTGAATGGTGTAGGTCGCGTCGTTGCCGAAGAAGTCGAGGACGTTTAGGTACTTGAACGTCAGGCTCGTGCCGACCTCGCTACCCGCCTGCATTCCGGCTGCGATGCACGCGCTAAACGGAGGTGCGAACCGCTCCTTCGTCCCGCTCGTGTTGAACCGCTGAATGTCCTGAATCAGCAGCCTTGCGTGGCGCGTGTTCATACTCAGTGCAAGCGCCTTCGCATCGGACAGGTTGATTGCCGAAGTCGCGCCGAGCACACAGTCGCGCTCAGAGCGTCCAGCCGCGCACATATAGGTGCAGTGCGAGATTGTCGCCGCCTGCACGGCGGTATCGTTGGTCAACGGGACCACCGTGTTGACGCGGTAATCGCGGAGGAGGTTCAGCGCATCTTGCCAGTCGCCAAACGAAGTCGCGCCCTCCGTGCCACCGCTGAGATATTGCGCGGTTGATAGATTCGCCGGGGCTCCTGTCGCGGCTCCCAGGATCTCTGCACTGACGAAGCTGCTTCCCGCGTTAATGACCGCAGCCATGTCGGTCAGAATGTCGAGGATGCTGTAACCAGAGGCCAGCGCACTCTGACTTCCAAACTCGTCAAGCGCCTCAATGTCGTAATCCGCAGAGGGCGTCACCATCAGCTTCGTCAGCGTCCACTCAGCCTGTGTGGCAAAGAAGACCTCCCAGTCCTCAAAAGTGGGATACGTCGATTCAGTCAACGTAAACGGTGTGTAGGCCGGAAGAATGTCAATGCCGTCTGGCGTCAACGCACACGCAATCGTCTGGATTGTTCGCCAGGAAGTCGAACTCGTGCCGGATGCGCCGCTGATCCGTTCCATCGCGGCAGAGCCAGTGTTATCAGTGCCAATCAAAATCGCTACAACATTCGGAGGTCCAGGGGTCGGATCTTGCGTCCATGAAAGCGTGGTCGCGTTCAAGACGTAATCAGCAGTAACGAGCCCCCTGCGGGTCTGCCCTGGCGTGAAGCCGAAAAGATGAACCTGCTGCGGCGACGACGTTCCCGCGAAGACGTTCATGTTCCCGGCTGTAACCGCGTCGATTTCCGCTCCGTAGATCGCAGACCAACTACCCGTCGTCGTGACGGGGGCAGTCCCATTCAGTTGAATTGTCTCCGACTGGACTGCTGGGCCAGCAACGTCCATCCCGTAGATCGTGACCTTCTGAGTCGTGTCGTCGGGGTGATCAGACGACAATTGAGCCTGACCCGCTTGAAACCAGTACGACTGGAAGTTGACGGTTCGGGCGGCGTCCACCACCCCGAGAGCGAACATGCTGACCTCTACCCAGCCTGCCTCTGAGGTCGTGACTGGGTTGACGCCATCCAGTTCAACCGCTTCCATGTAGGGACCGCCGCCGTTTTGCCCGATAATCAGGAGCCACGCATTACTGGCACCATCGGTCCAGACGTTAATCGGCCCACCGCCTTCAAGCGGATCACTGCTCCAGTCGTAAAGCCCGTAATGCTGACCGCCACCTGTGGCGGCTAGCACAGGGGTGCTCGTGGTATTGCCCCGAACGGTAAACGTCGCGCCACCGGGGGCAGCGTGCAGGTAGATCCCCAGGACGCCGCCAGCCTTGAACGTCTGGACGCCGTTTACATAGGTGGCGGGGGTGCCGCCCAGTGTGATTGTGTCAGACACCGGATTGTCGCCAGCGTCCAGCCCGTAGATCGTGATCTGCGACGTTTCTGTGCCGTCGCTAGTGATCTCCATTGTTTCAAGGCTAGCGGTCTGAGCAAGGTCGCCGTTCAGTCCTGGGTTGCTGGGGATGGTGCCGATAAGCTCATTCCCCCGGCCCGCGAACGACGCACTGACGGCGGCTGTCAGCCCGCCACTGTGCGTGAACGACACATCTGCGACGCCAGCGGTCCCGGTGTACTGGATTGTCGCCACGCCGTCTGCGCCGATGTTGTCAAAAGTCTCAACGACGCTATCGAAGCCGATCTGGACCGCCTTCGTGTTTGGATCGCTGCCGTTGGAAACGTCCACGTTGATGCGCTCAGTGAAAGCGCCGTAATCGCGGCTAGCCAACTTGAGAGCAGGGTTCCCGCCGTCGTCGTCCAGGGTCAATGTGCTCTGGGTCGCGGGGTTGACCTTGACGAACATAACCTCTTGAGCACCGCCGGGGATGCCTGGGTCTTTCGACGGGTCAAAGAGCATCGTTCCACCCTCAAGTAGATCGCCCTCTTTGAACATCTTGCCGATCTTGCCGGGGTTCGACACCCTGTGAACAACGCCGGGTTCCCCACCCTCGACCTCTCCGATCAAGGCGACAATCCCAGTTGCGCCGAGTCCAACTTGAGCCAGCCCGCTCGCGTCAACCTCAGAGTACGAACCTGGGATCGCTGTTACGCGAGAGTTGAAATAGATTGTCGTCGCCATTGTCGTCTAACTCCGCAAGTCGCGAGCGTTCGCCCGGTGGTTCCCGCCAGCTTCACCGCGACGAAGACCGTGAATGGGACGATTGGCAAACTCCTCAAGCAGGGCAGACCAATCCTCGGTGGACCGCTTTTCGCGGCTATTGATCCCCTTCTCGTTGCACCACACCTCAAACGCTGCGCCGCCGTGCGGAAAGAGCTTACTCGTGTGCCCTGCATAGCGCGCAGTCGTTTCAAGCCCTCTGGAGGTCGAAGAAACAGCGTGGGTCACACCTAGCCCAGGTGCGGCCTTACGCTTCTTGCGAGGGGGGACGAAGGGCACAGACGGGCTGTCGCCCCTAGAAGGGGATGCTGCTTTGCGCTTTCGCGTCTTCGGTGGTGCCATCTGGGCTTCTCCCCTTTGACTTTCTATTCGATATACGGCTTGACGCCGCCGCCGGAATCTTCATGGAAGATATTGAGGGTGCCGTCGCAGGTTAGATAATCCTCGATTGTCGTCATCAAAGCAACCGCCAACGCATCTGAATCGACCCAAACCTCCTCGTATTCGGTGGAGACGGTTAGCCGCCGAACGAACAAGTTCTCTGGTGAATACCTGGGATCTGGCGCTAGATCGGCTCCTGAGAGGGTCGGTTCATTCAACCCACCCTCAAGAAGACGCCACATACCCACGTTCATTATCTTTCTAGCGACACGATAATAGCAGGCGCAAACGTCTGGGTGTTCGGCATAGATCGTGATCCCGTAAGTACCCGTCACCCGCCGCTTGAACTCCGTTCCGCTTTTGCAGTCTGTCGTGGGTGGAGGACCGCCTAGAAACGTCGCCTGCTGCCCCACTCCAACGTAGTCCTGAGTGATCTCCTCAGAGGTCAACGTGACCGCCCAGCAGGGGAACGGTCCCTCTGCGCGTGCGTAGCCGCTGACCACTGTTGGCGGGTGATCGGTCCAATACCCCTTGATCACCGCCAGATCGCTCGCTGACAGGTCGCTCAGAATGGTGTCTAGCAGCGTCACATCGCCACTGATCGCCGTTACCCCCTGCTGGAGGACAAGGCGAATACGCTGCTCTGGGACGTTGGCGCTCATTCTCAGACCTTCAGATTGTCCACAGCCGTCTTAATCAGCAGCCTAGCGTGTCCTGGGAAGCGTTTGAGCGCCCTGTCGAAGAAGTGGTGCCCGTCGATCCCAGGATGAATCCACTTGCCTGCCACATGGATGCTCGCTCGGCGGTAAGTTTCGTAGCTTGTCCCTGCCGAGTCAACGCGCTTGCTCATGCCGCCGTAGATCGAGCCAGAGTGCTGCTTTGCACCCGGCGCAGAGCCCTTCATGGTCATAGCGCCCATACCGGACGCTGCGGAAGACGACAATCGAGCAGATTTACCGCTCCCAGGCGCAGGGGCGCTCGCGTTGTTCGTCAGGTCGTTCTTTGCAGCGCGTCCGATCTTCCGACCGACCAGAGCGGCTTGCTGCTTGTTCATGCCGCGCTTCGATTCCAGGCTACCCATCGGCATCCCAGCGACCCCCGCAGTTTTACCCTTCTGATGCCTGAATCGAATTGTCGCGTATGTCCCGCGCTTCCCGCCAGGAGGCGACAATCCGCGACCCTTCACAAAACTAGGGACCATGTTGCCGCCGCCCCACCCAGTTTCAACAGCGTTCGCCAACCAGCCTGCGAGGCTAATTGTCGCGAACTTGACGGTGCTCGACTTCAGCGCCGTCGCCTTGACCGGAAAGTTAGACAGCTTGAGCCCCTGCTGGTACTCGATCAGCGACGTTTTCAGTTCCCGCTGCGCGAGAGCCGCAATATCGTTCTCAAGCGCCTTCGCCAATTCAGGAAGCACAGCAGCCACCGCAGCCGGGAGGGCAGCGATGCCGGGAGGCACGTTTAGCGT